CTTCAATCTATGGTGATTCTTCAGAGGTATGGAAGAAGTACGATACTCTGTTTGTGGACTCTATTACTGTAGCAGGGCGTTTGTGCTTTCAGTGGTGCTTACAACAGCCAGAAGTACGGTCTGACCGATCTGGTAAGATGGACACTCGTGCTGCATATGGTTTGCATGGTCGTGAGATGATGTCATGGCTAACGCACATTCAACACATTCGTTCTAAGAACGTAATCTTTGTTGGTATTCTTGACGAGATCACTGACGAGTACGGACGCAAGCAATACTCTCTTCAAATTGAGGGGAGCAAAACTGGTCGTGAATTGCCCGGAATTGTTGACGAGGTAATCACAATGTCAGTCTTAACAGGGGATCACGGTCAGTATCGTGCCTTTGTTTGTCAACCTCTGAACGAATGGGGCTATCCAGCCAAAGACCGTTCTGGCAGACTCGACACATTAGAAGAGCCTCATCTTGGAAGATTAATGGAAAAGATGTCAGCAGGCTCCAACAAGTCCGACAAGGAATTAACCTTTGTCGATCCTACAACCCAAACTTCTAGCGAAGGAGAAGCATAATGCTTAATTTTAATAATGTACCACAAGACGAAAATCCGCAAACTCAAGAGTTCTCTCTTATTCCTAATGGCACAGTTTGTCGTGCCGTTGTAATTGTCCAGCAAGGAGATATTGAAATCTCTGAGTTTGGTCAGGGTCAATGGTTTAAGAAATCACAAAGCACATCTGCTAAGTGGATGAACCTTGAGTTCACAATCATCGGTGGCGAGTATGATCGCCGTAAATTTTGGCACAGCGTCTTTGTCGATGGCGACAAGATGGGTCAAAGCGGTATGCCATTGGCTAAAGAGATTGGTCTTCGTACATTGAAGTCCATTGTCGAAAGCGCACGAAACATTAACCCTTCTGACGTAACGCCTCAAGCACAACAAAATCGCAATATTAGCGGAATGTTTGACTTGAATGCGATGGAGCTTTGTGTGAAGGTTGGTATTAAGAAAGGCACTAATGGTTACAAGGACAGTAATCAGTTAATGGTAGCATTAACGCCTGATAATAAGGATTTCTTGCCTCAAGGCAGCATTCCTATGCAGAATACTACAGTTCCTGCACAGGCATCTGCACCACAAGCTCCTGCACAACCTAGCGGTGCAGTACCTTCTTGGGCGCAAAAGTAAATCTAGCGGCAGGGCCATTCCGCGCCTGCTAGAACTCGCACAGGGGGGGCGAGGCCGCTAACCCCCCAACTATTCTAGCAAATAGGTTCTTATTATGATATTACGTCCTTATCAAAAGGTTGCTGTTTCTGACGCTTGTACCGCGTTAGACAAGCATAGAAACACCCTAGTTGTCGCTCCTACAGGTGCTGGCAAAACAATCATGCTCTCTGCGCTCGTTGGTGAACGGCATAAGAAAGGCAAGCGAGTTCTTGTCATTCAACACCGGGATGAACTTGTAGCGCAAAACAAAGAGAAGTTTGAAAAGGTTAATCCCTACATCACAACAAGTATTGTCAACGGAACAGTCAAGCATTGGGACGGTGATGCTGTGTTCTCAATGATCCAAACAATGTCACGCGATAGAAACCTTAGAGATCGCCCTTTGTTTGACATGGTTGTAATTGACGAAGGCCACCATGCGGCGGCTCCAACGTACACAAAAGTTATTAACGCAGTTCGTGAAGACAATGACGATGCTGAGATTGTAGGCTTTACTGCAACGCCGAACCGTGGCGATGGTAAAGGTCTGCGTTCCATATTCAACAACTGCGCACATCAGATTGAATTAGCCACGCTGATACGCGAAGGCTTCTTAGTACGCCCTAAAAGCTACATCATTGATCTTGGCGTGGGTGATCAACTAGATCAGGTTACAAAACGCGGTAAAGAGTACGACATGGAAGAAGTGGCGGCTATCATGGATCGCCAAGTCATTAATGATCGAATTGTTTCCGAATGGGAAGACAAGGCAGGAGATCGAAAGACTGTTGTATTCTGTTCCACAGTGGCACACGCGGAACACGTTTGCGATGCGTTTGTTTCAGCAGGAATAAGAGCCGACTACGTTACAGGAGAGACAGACAAACAGAAACGTGCAGAGATGCTGTACAATCTTGAGTTTGGTGATCTCCAAGTTATCGTAAACGTGGCAGTCCTGACCGAAGGTTTTGACGCTCCACCCGTATCTTGCATTATTCTAACACGCCCATGCTCCCAAAAGGGTACAATGGTGCAGATGATTGGTCGTGGTCTGCGTATCCTTGATCCTGAGTTATATCCAAATGTCATAAAGACTGACTGCGTTGTTATGGACTTCGGCACATCAATTATCACTCATGGCGGTTTAGACGAAACAGCGAACTTAGATGGTGCAGACAAGTCTGTTGGTGGCGATGCTCCAACAAAAATTTGCCCAGACTGTGAAAGCGAAGTGGCATCGAACACACGCATTTGTCCAATTTGTGAGCATGAGTTTGAGCGCAAAGTAAAAGACGTATTAGAAAACTTTGAGATGACCGAATATGATCTCATGCAAATGTCTCCGTTTATGTGGATTGATCCATACGGCAACGGCTCTGCAATGATGGCTATGGGCTTCAATGGCTTTACTCTGGTGGGCAACATCGGAGATTACTGGATAGCTATCGTAAAAGCCAAGAATGGGCGTCCTAGAGTAGTCTCCATAGGCGAGAAGGTACAGGCAATGGCTGCGGGGGATGACTTCTTGCGAGAAATAGAGGATAGTAACGCAGCAAACAAAACAAAACGCTGGTTGAACCAGCCTGCATCAGCGAAGCAAAAGGAGCATCTAGCCGCAAATGGCGTCACTATAAACATGATGGATTTCTCTTGGACTAAGTACAAAGCAGCTTGCTGTTTGAGTTACTATTGGAACAGAGATGGCGTTGATAAATTGATAGCAGACAATTGGAAAAAACTAACAGGGAGCAATTACAAATGAACCGGGGCGAATTATTAGATTTAGCGAATAAATATGTAACCAAGGAACGCGCTCAAGAGCATGGAGACTTGGAAGAGAATTTTAATAGAATAGCTGATTTATGGAATAGTTATTTAGAGGATTCTTACATCAGCGTTACAGATGTTGGGGTAATGATGACCCTCCTAAAAATTGCTCGTATTAAATCAAATCCCAAAAACTTAGATAACTTTGCGGATGGTGCGGGTTATTTAGCGTGTAGCGGAGAATTGGCGACAAAAGAAGATAATGCCTAGATTTGAAATGCACATTATGATCGCTGAGAAATCAGAGGATAAAGTTGAAACAGTTGAGTACGAATTGGTTTGCTTTGTAAGTGACAACTCAAACCTACTTGAAGTCGAATCTTCCGCGAATGACGCTCTTAGAGAGCATCTGGAGGATGCAGATAATGTTGTTTTATTTGGAACAGCAGTTGTTGAGATAAAGGGCAAAGAAGTTTTAAATATCGCGTTCCAAAATAAGGAAGCGGATCAAGATGAATTAAACAGCATAATGGATTTATGCACAATTGGAAGGGAGATAATACATTGAGCGAAGTTGATACAGCGCCAACGCCTATGAAAGAATTAGCTTTTATATTGGGTAAGTTTGGTTGGGACACAAAGTTCTCTGATCTTACAGAAGAACAGGTTCAAACACTTATATTTGGAATACAAGAATCAAAACGTCTAGCAGCGGAGATCGACATTGGAAAACTCGAAGACACTTACTTTAAGTCAACAGGCACTTGGCCCTCTACTTCAATCCCATTCTAGGGAAGACCCTACGGCTGAATTGATTAAAGAGGCAGTGGACAATGCGATTGTAGCAGGCGAATCAAAGCGTGAAAGACGCGCTTATATCGGTGCGTCTAGTATTGGCGATGAGTGCCAGAGAAAGATACAGTATCGCTACCTTAACTACCCTGTTGACCCTGACAAAGAGTTTACAGCGCGTACACTGCGTATCTTTCAGTTTGGGCATGAGATTGAGGATTACGCGGCTAAGTGGCTGAAAGACGCTAATTTCGATCTTAGAACAGAAGATAAAGATGGAAGTCAGTTTGGGTTTTCAATCGCAGATGGAGAAATACGCGGTCACATAGATGGCGTGATCTGTAGTGGACCTGTTAATATGAGTTATCCTAGTTTGTGGGAGTGCAAGTCAGCAAACGACAATAAGTTTAAGGCTTTCGTCCGACATGGCGTGGCAAAAGCTAACTCAGTTTATGCAACTCAAATAGCTCTGTATCAGACGTATATGGATTTATATGAGAACCCTGCGTTGTTTACTGTGGTTAATAAAAACACTTCAGAAATCTACTATGAACTTGTTCCTTACAATAAGCGTTTGGCTCAAGAGGCAAGCGACAGGGCAGTGAATATCTTGACGGCAGCAAAAGCTGGTGACATTCTACCGCGTATTGCTCAAAGTAAAGATTTCTTTTTGTGTAAGTTTTGTGAATTTAAGCAGAGTTGTTGGGAATCATAAAAAAAATGTGAGGTGTGCTTGGTAGGCCGCACCTCACATTTAATAAGTAGAACAGGGTATATAGGGGCAAAGTAATGAATGTTTTAAGTTTTGGCAAGACAACAAAAGAAGTCGCAGAGAGAATATCTAAAGAAGTTCCTCGTAGCGTCCAGTTGCAAATATTAGTTGATACATACCCATCAGGGGTAATCCGTGGCAAAGAATTTTTTATCGGCTCCCTAAGTGGTGAAGCTGGAAAGTCTTTAAGAATTAACATTGATACAAGTAGTCCTTGGTTTCTAAAGGGAATGGACTTTGAGTCAGGGGATGGCGTTGGTGGTATCTGTAAAATTCTAAAAGAAGGTCGGGGATATGATCTGAAAGAGTGTGTTAAAATGCTCTCTGAATATATCTCACAAGATTATGTAGCGCCTCCTGAAAACATTGTTAAGCCGAACAACCCTGAAAGTTTTACTGTATCGACAGAACCTCAAAAACCCGAACAAAAGACATCCATCAACCCAAGTACGCCGTTTGAAGAAGAATATACCTATACAGATGCAGATGGAGTCGTGATTGTTTCAGTCCGAAAATACTATGACCGGGACGCAAGTGGTGGAATTGTTCGGGATAGTGCCGGGAAGCCTAAGAAACAATTTCGCCAGTTCATGAATGGTCGCCAAGGTGTGCCTGAACCCAGACCTCTGTATAATATCCCGAACATATTAGACGCGAATAAGATTATATGGGTCGAAGGAGAGAAATGCGCTGATGCTTTAAACGCGTTGGGCTATACCGCAACTTGCACAATAGGTGGTGCAGGGATGCTATCTGAGAATACTGCAAGTAAGTTTGACTTCTCGCATCTGCGTAACAAAGACGTAATTCTATGGCCCGATAATGATGAAGCTGGTAAAAAGTTAGCGCGTATTGTCGAGGCTCAAGCGAAAGCAGCGGGTGCAAAATCCACCATGATGCTGAAAATACCGTCCACTAAGGAAGAGAAGTGGGACGCGGCTGATGCAATAGAAGAAGGCTTTAACATCGAAAAGATGTTAGAGACTAACGAGAACAAGGTGAAGAAGCCTATTAGTCTTGTAGACGATAGCCTGTTAATCAACGAATACTTTGTTGGCTCGGCTCCCGAACAACATTTTCTGATTGGCGATACAATACCTCTTGGCGTTCCTGTTGTGTTTGCGGCTGCGGGTGACAGTGGTAAAGGCATGATGACGCTTGATCTAGCTATGAAGGTTGCATCCGGGGCCTCTATGCAAAGCGCATTTGGTGGGTTGGTTGCGGAGCATGGTGACGTAATTCTAATTACTGCGGAAGACGATAAAGACGAAATGCACAGACGTATCTCTAGGCTTGATCCTAGTAAATACCGGGAACATTACGAACATAAACTGCGTGTGCTACCACTACCAAACCTCGGCGGTGTGTTTCCAATCATGCAGAAGTTCGACAACACCTACCTGATGGGCGAAGAGTTTTCTCGCATTTATGACCAGATGCTAGAGATGGAAACCCTTAAGCTAATCATTATTGATCCTATGGCCTCGTTTGTTCATGCTGATGTAAACGCTGATCCAGCGGCAGGGGCTGCATTTATGGGCTTACTTGCACAGATGGCAACCGAAACAGGGGCTACGGTCATGGTTAATCACCATATGGCTAAGATCAGAGACAACGA